GTAATCAATGCTCCCTTCACTATTTTCAACTTTACATACGAATAGCTCCGGATGTTCCTCTCTTTTCTGGTCAGAGTAGACCCTTTTCCACCGCTTCATCATCTCATCGTACGTATAATCAACAAAAATGCACATTTGACACAATGAATAACGGCTTCGAATTTCACGGAGTTTCAAAATCTCTTCATCATAGACCCCACGTCCATGGAAGAAGAACTCCAATGCTGCGTTATCAAGATTGGTTGCCATAGATTGCTCTGGTGTGAGCGTACTCTTGGTCAACCACTGCAGCGGCTTGATAATAGACCTTTTCTCAAGTGGCGCCATGTACATTTGCAAATCCTCATCCCATCGAGGAGTGCGCTTGAGAAAAGACAGCTCGTCCAGGGTTATGTATTGCACTGATTCAGCATCTTTCTTCGCCATGGTATATACAAGTCCGAAATCCGCAAAAGCTCTCTGTACATCTGTATGTCCAAAATTGATGTCAGGGTGAGCGGAGTAAGCACAGTCATCACCATAGGTTAGCAATGAAACTGTCTGTCGAAAGGGCAAGGGCGAAGTTTTCAAGGAGATATATACACATCTGTGGTACAAGGAGTTGACCAAAGAATTCACAACAGTTGTTAAAGCATGACCCGAGGGATTGCTACCAAACAATTTAGCGAGATCTCCATTCACATTTATCATGGGGTGTGTGATTTCGGTGGCAAGTGTACGCATTACAGCTAACGATCGCTGATCATACCCACAATCCTTCGCCATCTCGATCAACATAGAAAAGGCTGCAGTAGTGGCACCCGAACTCATGTGCTGGTCATACGCCTTATGATCTCCAGCAACAATACGATCGTTACCAAAACGCGCGAGATGCTCAATGGTGTGATGCCAGTCGGGACCCTGGCAATTGATACCCAAGGCACATTCAAACGGTAAAGCATTATCAATGATCATGTTGACCAAAGGGGAATAATGTCGCCTAATTCCCACCGTCAAATGAATATTGGCACATTGAAAAGAGCGGGCGAACTCTTTCAACATAGCCATGGCCTCATCTTTCAAACACAAATTCATCACTTCGTACGTGCG